GTTTCTATTTGACTTGTTGTTCCTGTAACTGCGAATGTTTGTGTATTAAGATTAACATCACCTGTTCCACTATCTCCTGAAAAATCCAAATCACTTGCAGCATCTAAAGTATCTACATAAGAAGTTGTAGCAATTTTAGTTGAGTTATCTCCTGCTGTTTGAGTAATTGCAGTTGAATTGTTAGGTAAATTAACACCTGTTGAATCTAAAGAGAATGTTAAAGATTGACCAGAAGCAACCGTAGTTATTTCATTAGTTGTACCACCAATAGCAAATATTTGCGAATCTAAATCTATTTGTCCTGAACCTGTATCTCCTGTAAAATCTAAATCTTCAATAGTAATTTGTGCAGCTACATAATCAACTATAGCAGCAGTTGTAGGAATAGAGGTGTCGTTGTCGTTATTAGCAATACCATCAGCTTCATCTACAAATTTGCTTATAATTATATTTTCTCCTGTATCTTTTAAAGAACCAAACTCTAAAATAGCAGTTACTTTAAAATCTCCTGCTGTATTCATATATACACCACTAGACAATCCAGAACCGTCTGTTAATTCTTTTAAACTTGCAGTCAATGCAGCATTATCAATGGTTTTAATTAAACCTGAATAAGTATCTGATATTCTTGTATTAAATAGTGTTGCCATATTTTTTATTTTTATTTTCTTGTTTCTTTAAAAACGTCTTTAGTTTTTCTATATTTTTTTGTTTTGGTTTATATCTCATAATACCCAGCCATTAAATAGTGCATCATAGTCTGGATATATATCATCGTTTGTATTACTTGTATATTCAGGATAATCAGATTGATTAAAAGACATAAAATCAATAAAACGTCTTGAGTAATATTCCATAAATTCTCTAGCTTTGTCAACTAAATAATCTACTTCATTTTTACTTACTGTTTCGCTTGTTTCTGATCTATGTTTAAATACACCACCATTTTTTATAGCGTAACTTGCAAAAGGAATATAATATACTTGTGCTGCCCAAATTAACATTGGCTGTATATGTGTGTTTAGCAATGTTTTGTATTTAGCGTTAGCTACGTCATCAATTTCACCATTAGCTATTAGTGTAGATATTTTGTTATATAAATCTGTACCTGTATAGTTTTGAATGTCTATCTCTTGTGCTATCTTAATAAACTGTATAAATTTATCAGTATCTACATTTCCATCTAAAATGCTATTTCTAACTAAATCTGTTCTATTTATGAATAATGCTGTTGCCATATGTTAATTTTTAAATCCCATTTTATCCCAATAAGTCTTTGTATAGCCTTTATACTTCATATTTTCAGGTGCTACAGGAACTAGTTTATTATTTACAGGAAATTTAAATCCTTTTGATTTTGCTTTACCTGACGTAACTAGTGTTTTATCTCCACCTTGCGTTAACATATACGTTTTTCTAAACCATTTGTGTTGACATCTTGCACCACCTTTGTAAAGCCAAATAGAATAAGTTGCAGCACCATTAACACCAAATCCTGCATTTACAGGTTGTTTACCCATTTTAATAATATCTTCTTTACGATATATTTTTTTAGCTCTAACCATAGCTTTACAAAACTTTCTACCATCTTGTTTTGTCTTTAGTGGTGCGTATTGGTATCTTACTAAAAATTTTTCTTTACCTGTCTGTTTAGTTTGACCATCTTGTTCTGATTCTCTTTTAGGATATGCTTTACCTGTTTTAACAAGATTTACAATTTTACTTAATGTAGATATTTCTGGTGTGTTTAATTCTTCTATTTTTTGGTCATATATATCATCTTTATCATAATCAACTTCTGATACATCAATCAAATCATAATCATCTAACAAATCTTCTTCATCTTGTCCAAATTCACTTAATTGTGTTTCAATTTCTAAATCTTCTTTTGTTAAAGGAATACAGTTAGGTACTAAACGACCATCTTTTACCTTCATTCCATATTGTTCGTAACCAGCTTCACAAGGTTTCTTTAAATCTATTTCATCGTGTGATTCACAAGGCATATACCATACCTTATCACCTTCTTTATGTTCGTGATGACCTGAACATCCCATTTTTTCTGCTTGTTCTTCTGCTTCTTCTTTAGTTTCGTAAACCTCTAACCCATCTATTTCTTTAAGATCAGTTGACATTTTAACCCCTGTTTCTTCTTCTATTTCTTCATCACTTTGAACACTACGATCTACGTCAGTAAATTCTAGTGGCTGTAACGTAATAAAGTATAGGTTTAAGGCAATATTATTGTAAGATAGTATAGTATCAAAGCAATCTATTAAAAGTTCCTGAAATGGTCTTATAACGGTGTTATCCATAAGTAAGGAAGCTGTCTTTATTTCATCTGCATTGTTCCCAAGCCCTGTATTGTCTTTTATACCCAAAAGCATTGGACTTACTACCCTATGAGCTACTAATACTTTACTTTGTGATTCGTCTGATAAAAACTGATATTGGTTATGTGCATCACTTAATTGAACTGGTGTTATTTCTGCTTGTGCTTCTTTGTTGTCGTTAAAACTTAAAATAAATTTACCTGCATTACTTGATCCACTAAATTTTTGTGCGATACGTTGTTCAATAAGTTCCCTTTCTTGTGGATTAGGTGTTCCGTTATTGAAGTTGATTAACATTGATGGACTTAATCCATTCATAATGTTGTTTAAGTGATAATTAGAAATTTCTTCTTCTAGTTCAGCATATTGTATTCCACCTTGATAATCTACAGGTGCATAGTAATAAAATCCAGACTTGTATGGCTTAATGTAGTATATTTCTATATTTTCTTTTGACATTCCATAAGCAGGGATTCTTAAAGGCTTATCACTTGGTTTTAATTTAGTCCAATCTTTAAAGTAAAAGTAAGCAGGTATTTCTCCATCTTCGTTTGCTTTTTCAGCTCTTAACGTTTCTACTGGTATGTGTTCTATTTGTGCAATTCTTTTTCTATCTTTTGAATATATAATTTGTAAAGATGCTTGACCCATAAGTTTTAAGTCATAACATATCTTTCTGACAACATCCTTTTTAAGAAGTGTAATCATTTCAGCATACTGTTCTGGTTTTCTACTTGAATCAGTTGCACCTAGTCCTTTACCATAAATTTGTTGGCTTATACCATTAATACAAGCATTGTTTGTAGGGCTTCCATTGTATCTGTCTATTAAAAACTGAAAATAGTTATTATCATCACCATAACCAATCCATTCTTGATTAGGTACTTCTACGATTTCTGGACTTGTGTAAGTACTTAAATTAACAAAACTAATTTCAGATTTAGAACTTCTAACAAACTGTCCTAAACTATTTCTTTTTCTATTTTTCATATTACAATGTAATCATTATTATAAGAATTATCTGTTATGTATTGACCTTGATTAATGTCATAATATAAATTATCCATTTGGTCTATCTCTTGGTCTGTACAGAAAATCTTGTCTTTATATATATCTACAATGTTGGTTGTATCTACATTCCAAAATTCATTATATAATTCCCATAGAAAATAATTCGTATTCCAAAAATTAGGATCAGTATATAATTCTAAATCGTAAAAATGACCTTCTACAAGTACAGGGCTAAATGCTTGTGAAAATGTTAAATAATTTCCAGTTGTTGTTGCTCCTGTAATCTGATATGTTTTTATGACATTCGTACTATCATCCCTAACAGATAAAGTAAATTCATCGGCATAAACTCTTGGAATTACTTTAAAGTTTTGAGCAGTAGCTATGGTCTTTAATACAATCATTTTATATATAACGTAATAAATAACTTTTTTTGTAGAAATGTATATGCAAAAAAAAAGCACCCCAAAGGATGCTCTTAATTTAATATCAATAAATATTAGTTAGGTACTATTTGAGTAGCATCAGCAGTAATCAATCCTGAATCTAAAAAGTAAGGAGCTAATTCTTCTTGCCCTTCCATTACTAAAGTAAATCCTGATAAATCTCCTGCAGCAGCACCAGAAACGACAGTTCCAGAAACAAATTCCATTCCATTCTCTAATCCACATAAAAACTGATTACCATAGTAATCTTCTACACAAACATATGGTCTTGCAACTGCAATTTCTTGCAATTCAGCTTGTGTTTTAGCTTCAAGGTAAGTAAGTGTTAAATTTAAAGTTTGAGTATAAAAAGTAGTTCCATTTTCTCTTGAACTTGTTACAGTTGTTTCTAAAGATGAATTTCCTTTTACATCAAATTGATACCAGTTAGGTTGTGTTCCTGCAATAGTTGTTACTTGTTTTGTAGTTGAATCTACAGTTACACCAGTAATACCACCAAAATCACCAAACCAAACTGTTTTTATGCCACCGAAGGCACTTTTACAAGGTAATTTTCTCCCTGTGTTTAATGTACAAGCCATAGTTTATATTTTATTTTATAAAAAAAGGGTAAGTAAGCATATACCCACCTACCCTAATTTTTTGGTTAATTTTATTTATTAAGAATAAAGAACAATTTCTGATCCTATTCCGTACTGAACTCCAGCAGTAAATCTCATTATAACTCTAACATTTTTAGAACCATCAAGATCAGCCATATCAATCAATTTTACAAGATTGTAATCAGACATTAATCCAGTTCCAAAAAATAGGTTACTTCTTTGTGCAGCAAACATATAGTTAGCAGGTAATCCATTAGCAACAAAGATTTTTACTCCATCTATAGAAAGGTTTTCACCTCCACCATACCAAAGTGTTCCTCTATTGTCAATACCATTTGCTCCAATAGAACCTACATTTTCAGTTCCTGCAACATTTGATAGAGCAGCATATCCACCTAATGCTCTTACATACGCTTTAGCAACGTTTTGAGATACATAGATAAATAAGTCATCTTTACCATAAAGAGTAGAAGGAATTGCATCTACTACTTTACCTAGTTCAGCAATAACGTTTCCTGAATTAACACCACCACCTACTGCAGCAACGTCAATAACGTCAGCATCAGCAGCAGCTAAAGTTGTGAATCCGTTAAATTCTCCAGCTTGTGCACCTCCAAGATTTCCTTGCCAGATATTGTTTTCTGTAGAAGCAGCAACTTGTTCTGCAACGTGAGCAATTAAGAAACTTGAAAAATCAGGAGGTAAATTGTCAAAAGCTGAATAGCCCATAGATACTGCACCCCAGTCTGATTCAAATGGTGTTTTACAAAGTTCAAGGTTAACTTGAAATTGTTCTGGTTGTATAATTCTTTCTGTCAATGTAACTGATCCTGCAGATGTAAAATCACAAGAATCATCTGTAATTAAACCAGAAGTAACTACTTTTTTCATAACTTCTTTAAACTTAATGTTTGGCTTAATTTCAATAGCACCTTGACTTAATGTGTTACCACTCAATAGAGCAGCAGCAATGTACTTACCTGCAAATTCTCCAGCATAAGTAGTAGTAATAGTTGGTTGTGGCATAATTGTATTATTTTATTTATTTAATTGATTTAATATATAGTCCATTGTAGAAGGCTTTCTATTTGGTGCAATTCTAAAATGTTCTTTTTTTGCATTTCCTGCTTCAGGATTATGTTTAATTGGTTGAGCAGCAGGTTGTGATAATTCTTCTTTTAGTTCTTCGTTAAATTCTTCTTTAACTGTTCTAGATTTAGGTTGTCTTGAAACTTCTTCTTCATTCATTTCAACTTCATCTTCTTTCATATCTTTTTCTCCTACTTTAGATTTTAGATCAGCAATAGCATCTTCAAGATTTTTAATTCTTTTTTCCATTCCTGCCCAGTCTTGTACGTCAGCTTCTTCATCCATTTCTTCTTCTTTTTCTTCTAAATCTTCAGTTTCATCTTTAGATTCTTCTTCTTTTTGTGGAACATCATCAGACACATCTCTCATATCATCAATAATTCCTTCTTCTTTAACTACGATAAGTCTGCCATCTTCTAGTAAGTATTCACCTACTGGCATTGCTACTTTTTCGTCATCAGTAAGAATAAATATTTCCTTACCTTTTTCAAATGATTCTGCTTCTACACGAGTACCATTTTCTAGTTTTTGTTCTTCAAGTTTTACTTCTATGTTTAAAAGCGTCTTGATTTGGTTTAACATTTCAGTTGATTTCATAATTATATATATAACGTGATTAATTTATTTTTTTGCATTTTCAAATTGTTCTTGATATAACTCCTATGCCTTGTGCCCATAAAGAACCATCACAACATTTTACTGAATACGTATTTTTGTCTTTACATAGACAAGCACG